GGCAAGGATTAACGGATTTTGAGTTAAAAGATATTAGAACATTATGTGATTACTCACAATATGAAAGTGCAGGAGAATGGGCTTACAGAGTGCAATTAGCAACTGAACAAGCATTAAAGGAGAAGAACACATGAACAAATTACTTACAGCAATACTTCTAGGGGTATGTATTAATGTCAATGCTGCACCTATTATGTACACAAAAAATAACAGCAACGGTAAGATTGTCTTGACTGACGAGAAGTGTCTTTCTGAAGCAGCAAAAGGTAGGCTTGCCTATTCTACTCAGCCTAACGAAGAAACGCTTGTTGGGTGCTGGACAAATGATGATATTGCCATCCACATCTTTTGGAGCGAGAAATACCTACGCTCGTACGAATATACGGATTGGATAATTATGAAAAAAGATAATCCAACAATGTAAGGGGAATGAAATGACTAAAGAAGAAATGGATGAGCTGTACTACTTGTTGATTCTTTCAAAGATGAAAGAGAACGATAGAGTGGCGGATGTTTTGGCGGATATATTAATTAAATCTACACAATCAGCTTAGAGTTAAACTGAAAGTGTAGATATATACAATGTATATATTATTTGTTCATTACGTACATTGTTACTTCAAAACCAAAACGCATTTCTGTAGCTGCTGGTGTTGTCCACATGATAGTAGTCCTTAATGAATAACAAGCAAAATTGCTTACATGTAATAATGTTCCTTTTATTAAACACAAACCATACGGAAAACCATTAAATGAAAAAGTTAAAAATTAAATTACTTCGTTACTTTCATCAACCAAGTCGCGCTAGAATTAGCCGTGATATTCGACAATACAATAAAGACGGAATATCAACAAATTGGATACATGAAGGCAGAAGATTAGGATGAAAATAATTAGTAGGTTGATAGGATGGTATCACTTCAATCGTTTTATCGGCTCTAAGAGCGTTGTACGAAGCCGATATCATTACAATAAGTTTATGGAAATAAAGAAAAAGGGCTAATATGGAAGAAGTAGAGAAATTTGCAGATGAATCAGATAGAGCGTCTGCTGTAGAGGCTGCATCAATTAATTTGAGTATTCAGTTGGCTAGGAACAAAGCAAATCAAAAAGAATTTGAGCCAACTGGATTTTGTCTAAATTGTGCAGAGAAATTGTCTAAACAAAAAAGATTCTGCGATAAAGATTGTGCAGATGACCATGATCGGAGAGTTAAGAATGTCAGATAGTGTGAACCATCCATCCCATTATACATTTGGTGGAATTGAAACGATTGATTACATGGAAGCCAAAGCAACGCCAGAGGAGTTCCGTGGCCATCTTAGATTGACTGCGTTAAAGTATCTATCACGAGCTGGCTTAAAGAACGATACGCTTGAGGATTTACAGAAGGCTCGTTGGTATATAGAATACTTAATTGACTTTATTGAAAGGACAAATGATGAGTGATGGTGGCAAAGGGTCTAAGCCAAGACCGTTGAGCGTGGATCAATCTACATTTGATAATAACTTTGATTCTATCTTTAGGCAGAAAGATGTGCTATGTGACATCTGTGGCAAGAGCTTAAACGATAAGAACAATAACTGCGCTTATACGGCATGTCCACTTAATTGGAACGAGGCTCGTATGGACATCATCGGGCAGAACGGCCCAGTTGGATATGAGTAATTAGATCATTCCAATATCACAGGTATGGCGTTCAATTTCGCCATACTCTTTATGAAGAACAATAGCACACATATCACGACCAGCTCGGTAGCCTTGACCTTGGTGCCAAGCATCACGAGCTGCTAGTGTCCTGAAATATTCCACTGTACCGCCTTGATACTCTTTAACGTCACGATGGTGTACGTGTCCGACATACCAGTAACGGTAACGAGAACGGCCCCATTCTTCAGGTATATCGGATGCCATAATAGACATCATATCTTTACCCTTCACCGTATCGCCATGCGTAGAGCCTATCAATACTTTTCCAAATGGATAGTACCAAGACACTGCTGGTGACAAGTCAACTTCCATTCGTTTCTCTTTATGGAAATAGCAACTTATCATCAGCGCCAATGCGTAAGATGAATGGCCATCGTGGTTGCCTTTGTTGATTCTAAAGACAACTTTCTGATGCTTCTCAAGCAACCGTTGCAAGCAATATATCATGGCTCGCAAACCTATCTGCTGCACCTTGGCCCATCGACCATCTACATCGAGCTGGTGGCCTGAGTTAGTGACGTTCTTTTGGTTGTCCGCGTGGAACATGTCACCAAGGTTAAGCAGCAATGCCGTGTGAGTATTAGGTGAGCTTGCGATGAGCCTGTCTATGGCACCGCATGTTAGCTTCTCGGCTATGTCCAAATCAAAGTCATCCCCTGCATCTTTCGCCCAGGCGTATAAACCGAAGTGAGGATCACCCATAGGGATGACAGTCAACGTATCGGTTGGCTTTAATTTTGGAGGTGGGGATAGTGGAGCAAGACCTTTAATATCTTCTGCTAGATTAGTAACAAAATCTCTGACTACTTGCTCTAACTGAGCTTGATCTAAAGATGATTTAACCCACTGGCCTGATGGCTTGCCATCCTTATTATAGTAAGTGCTGACGCCCTTTACCAGATAGCCTGGTGGAACTGGTCTAGTCATATCATGCTCAGGCGATAAACCTTGCAATGCGGCTTTAGATTTTAAGCTCCTAACAGCCACATCTACTACGGTAGCTGTTACACCAAAGAACTTTGCTGCTGAACGATTAGAACCCAGTTCACAAGACTTAGCGTAATACTCCCACTGCTTTTGTGTTGCGAACTGCTTTAATTCTTCTATCATTTTCTAATCAATACCACTGCCGCTTCAATAGCTAAGTTCAAAAGATTAGGAGCAGTCTTAATTAATTGCTCTTTTATGTTACCTTCCAACTCAGTTAATGCAGACTTAACTGCAACTTTTTTTGCAGCGCCAGGGATATTACTGTCCATTTGAGATGCTACTAATGATTTAATTATTTCAAATAGTTGAGCATCAATTAAACGCTTGACTACGAAAGACAACAAATTTAATAGGAAACCAGACATGTTATTGCTCCTTACATTCTAATGTAAAATAAATGAGTTCTATCTTATACCAATCAGCCACCGATAATTCTTTTTGCGGATTCACTTCCAGTTGGATGTGCGGTTGGCAAACCAACTTTTTCGCTGGATGCGATAGTGATAGCTGGATTGACGAACAAGCCGACAATGACAACAATAGAAGTACCAATTGAGAGAATATCTGCATCCGACAATGGTAGTTCATAGCCAAACGCTTTAGCCAGCCCAACAAGCGCAGCCAATAACCCTGCGATGACTGAGCCAGTAATTTGACCTGTTTTCCATGCCTCTGGATTTGCAACTTGTTTTCCTTTACGAAATACAGAAAATAAAGCTATTAACTTATTCATAGTGTCTTTCCTTTTTGAAAATCAGCCAATGATAAACCATTGGTGTATTGCATGTGAGCCGTTTCTTTTAGCTTACCAGACCATCTGCCAGCCCACTCAAGTCCTATTGATTCGCCTATCCTACCACACTTTGCGTAAATAACATCGTTATCCCACAATGGCTTACCGTGAAGCATAGGCACCCAATCAAACGCAACTCTGTAATTATGAAAGGATTGACCGCCTTTTGCATTGGTTACGATCCTGCCTTTGGCAGTTCTTCCCTGGGCGTATATGAAGTTTTGAGATTCTATATCTCGGTATGTAGAATAAATAAGAATGTCGAACCCTGCGGCTAAACATTCTTTTTTAAATCTTTCTGCTAGTGCTTTTACTTTTGGGTGTAACTCATCAAGCGAACGACTGTTAATCATTTATCTGCCTTGTTATCTAGCCTATCAAATAACTTGTTTAACATTTCTTTTACTTCACGTATGTCTTGGCGGTAATCATCACGAGCCACATAATCCTTTGGCAACTCCTCACGAAGTTTAGCCAGGTCTGATTTTAATTCTTTAACTGCGGCCCACATTTCACGAAGAAACCAGCCTAAAACAAGTGATGCAGATGACAATAATATATTTAAGATTGACTGGTTATCCATGATTAAATACCTAAAAGATTGTTAGTAAAATGTATTTTATAGTTTTAAACTACTTCTTCTTGAGGAAAGTCTGGATTAGGTGTCCATTCGATACCATCAAATAAATATTTATTGCCAACCCAATCTTCTGGAGGAGTTACATTTTCATATAATTCGCCATTTTGAGAATTAATATCTCCAATAATTAAAATAGGAGGATTACCAACTACGGTAGAATCCTCTCCAATAACAATTACTTCATCATCCCCATATAGATAACAAGAAGAACTGTCTTTAGTAATAGTTTGCATAATTATTCCTTATATTACTTGTAATTGAGTTGTTGATAGGGATCTTAAAGTTAAGCCATTTGGGGTATTATTTGTATTACTTGTTGATAATGTATTAGAGATATCAAAATAATAGTCACGGTTTATTGTTAAACCAGATAGACCACTAACATAGAAACCAGAGTTTTCATAAACTATATTTGCTGTCTGTCCATTAGTATAAGTACCATTTGACACACCATAAATTCCACCTAAGTTTCTGTTGCTTGTAGCAGGAGTAATAATAGTTACATATGCCTGAGTGCCAACTGTATTTGTACCATTAGTATCTATCCAATACTGTGTTGTAAATGCGTAAGTTGTTGCATTTAATTTTATTACCTGTGACCATTGATCATATACAACGGATGCATTAACAGTTGATAAATTGCTTGAAGAAGCAATTAAATCATATAAATTATTACCTGTGTTTACATATTTATAGTAATTAACAAAATTATTATTACCTAAAGTTAAAACATTATTATTAGAATCATACAGTGCAGTAGTTACTCTTGTGCTTGAACCACTTACAATATTACTATAATTTACATCAGTAGAATAAGAAAGAGTAGTACCACTTAAAGTATACTCTTTACTTGTAAACGCAAGATTACTACCAGCAAAAGTAAGAGGACAAGTATTTATAACAACATATCTAGTTCTAGCAGTATCAACAAAAATTTGACAAGTCCTATTACCATAGTCATCATCATCACCAGAGGTGCTACTTATGTTAACAGGAATTCCAGTATTTATAAGAGAACCTACAGTTGCAGACGTACCAGATACGGTAACCATAGTTACTTTTAATACATACCCACTAGCTGCAAAAGCAACAAAATTCCTTGAGCTTAAGGTATCATAAACTGTTCTAACTGGTAAAGTGAACCCAGGAGATGCTGCAGATTCTATTGTAACAGGTGTTCCGTATGAAACAGTTGTACCTGAAACAGTTAAAACAATTGCAGTAGGGAAAAAAGTAGTAGTAGCTATGTAAACAAGTAAATGTTTTCCTGATGCTGCATCATAAGAAACATCGGTAGCCTGTGCCCCACTTCCGTCAGCTGCTATTGTTAGATTTACAGCAGTTCCTAAAGATATTGTAGTTCCTGTAACTGTTACAGTTCTAGCAGCTAATGTTGCTTGTAGAGCAGCTGGGTACCAAACTACCCATTTAGCAGAGTTAGGGTCATAACTAAGAGCAGCCGAAACGTAATCGTTACCCCCTGTTGTATTTAAAGTTACAGCAGTACCCCAAGTAATTGTCGTACCTGAGATAGTACCTGCTCTAATTTGTAAGGCTGAAGAGTTTACTAATTGAACTAATGATACAATAGTTGTACCTGCTGTATTTGTAGAAGTCAAAGCTGGGAGAGTTCTTATACCTTGATTAGTATCTGCAGGAAGTGCTCCTCCAACTAATGAACCTGTACCTTGAGCTGGGTTTGTACCAGTCATTTGAATAACTGTATTATCTGCTTGTTGTAATACTACTTTACCTAGTGCAATACTTCCACTAGCAGTCAATGCCATTTGATTTCCACTGCCGCTAGCCGCTGTAGTTTGTATTGTTGAATCTGGAAATTGAACCCCAGTGCTTACTAATGATGTTGGCATTTCTTACTCCTTAAATTGTTCCGTTTGATACAATATCGCCTATTACTGTAAACACACCTGTAGAAGTTAATGATCCTACGTTTGTGCCATTATAGTTAAAATATAATGTTGTACCAATAGGTGTTATGTTCCATCCACCTGAGTTTGTAATTCTTGTAGCATTAATTGCCGTTGTAGCAGTATCAGCATTTCCAGTTGTATTTTGATTTAATATTGGGAATGTACAGTTTGCAAGATTACCGCTTGATGGAGTTCCTAGAGCTGGAGTAACTAATGTCGGGCTTGTAGAAAGTACATTAGATCCTGAGCCAGTGCTTGTAGTAACTCCACTACCACCGTTTGCAACAGGCAATGTGCCATCTACATGAGTTGTCAAACCAATTTTACCATAACTAGGTGCAGTACCAACACCGCCAGAGATAAGCGCATTACCAGTTGCCACATCTGCTAATTTAGATAATGCTGTAGTAGTAGAGGCAAATACTAGATCGCCAATAGCATAAGATGATTGACCAGTACCGCCAGCAGTAGCAGGTAATGTACCAGTGGTTAAAGCAGATGTAGATGTGGCATATAAAGCGCCACCAGATGTAAAGCTAGTTAAATTCGTACCGCCATTTGCAGTAGGAAGTGTTCCTGATATATGGGTAGCAAGACCAATCTTACCGTATGCAGGAGCTACGCCTACGCCACCAGAGATTAATGCGTTGCCTGTTGCTACGTCAGCAAGTTTAGACAGCGCAGTAGTAGTAGATGCAAAAACAATATCGCCAACGGCATAGGAGCTTTGCCCTGTACCGCCAGATGCTGCTGGAACTGGTACGTTGAATGTAGGAGTTGCATTGACTGTTAAAGTGTCGGCAGAGGCATCACCAAGCGTTGTATTACCATTTGAGCTTAATGTTGTAAATGCACCTGAGTTTGGAGTAGTAGCGCCTACGGTACCATTGATATTAATATCGTATCGAGTGAAATCAACCCAAGCCGTACCATTCCATCTTTGATTTTTAAATGTTGTACTATTCCAACGTATAGCATTGGTTGGTAAGTTGGTAGGCGTGGTTAATGCTGAATCCAATCCTAATGTTAAATCATCAAAGCGAGCATCTATTTCAGCAGTATAGTTTGCATAGGTACTGGTATTGACTGGTTTACTATGGTCTGCCATCTTTAATATCCTCTAACATTCCAAGATACTGTGCCACTTGTTCTGACCCCAGCACTATTAAATAAGTATATCCTAAAACTTTCAGGATATGTTGATATATTACCACTTGTGTTAGCTGTTGTAATGTTTACCAAGTATTGATTTGCATTAACAACTGAAGCAACAGTATAAACACCATTTGGCGCAGTTCCACTTGTAAATGTTAATCTTACTTTTTGGCCAGCTAACAATCCATGAGCAGTAGCATTTACAGTAACAACATTTGATGAAACAGAATATGTGCCTGTAATGACTGAATCTTTAAAATCATACACTGGCGTTAGTAAAGTAGTTCCATTTGGTGAAACAGTAATACTTGATATATCTATAAACTCTTTTGAAAAATTAACTATCGTTCCATCAGTATCACTGCTGACAGCACTAACAGCGCCAGCATCGGTTAATAGTTTTGCGCTTAATAACGTGTCTAATGATGTTAGTAAATATAAATCCTCATCTGATGTGGTTGTTACATTTACAGTTATCTTGACGTATCTAAACTCAGTGGCAAATATAGATTTTGCTCCAACAATTGTAGTGTATGTAATGCCATCTTCTGACGTTCCAATATCAAATGAAATGGTTGGTGTCCCTGAAATTGCCTCACCTTTAGACGTTAATGTAATTTGGCTGCTGCCTAATACAGTTCCATAGTCAAACACCTCAACATAAGAGCCAGTGCCATTATTTGGCTGAATAAATATTGGGTAATCTGCTGCTATCTGTGCTGATGGGCCAGCCCATGAACGTGACGTAAAGTGATCTGTCCATGTTTCTGTTGTATTTACAGGAAGCAATAAGCCACCGCCATCGTTAATCGCAGATGATTTAGTTCCGCTAAATGTACTGAAGTATTGTGCATTAAATACAAAGTCAGGTGGCTGTGAAACTTGGCAAGTTATGCTTACTGGTGAGGATAGGTTTGCGTCAGTATCACGAACAACCAGCCAGTATGTGTATGTACCGCCAGTTAGTTCTAGTATTGATGTAAACGTACCATTCTTGTATCCAATATCTTCAGCCGTTTCATAGTCATCACCTTTTTTAATCAATATGTCTTGAATAGGCAATGATGTCTTAGCTGGCAATTGCCAATACAGCAACACGTTATTATCCACAATTTGAGTTTTAATAGTAGATGTAGCTATTGGACTTGGAGCAAGTTTATTGACTGTAATTGCCAAAGGTAATGATTGGCCATTCAGGAAATCAATAGTGTAAACATTGAATACCTTATTACCAAGCCAATCGGCAGGTAGTGTTATCGTGCTTGATTTTGTGTAAATTACATCTGTGTCATAAGTAATTTTATATTGATTTAAGCCAAACAGAGGAGATACATCAGTCCAATCTAAAGTAACTGTAGCATTGGTCAAACTGGTATCAGCAAAGGTATAAGACGGTGCATGCAATTCTGGAGAAACTGGAATTACCCTGGTGTAGTTTATTGCCAGTGATGTTTCTGAATATCTATTATCCGTATCAAACGAACGCACATACCAAGTGTTTGAGCCTAACTCTGGTATCACTGCAAAACTTAACGCGTTGCCTTTAAATAGAAAACCATCTGAACCCCATGCAGAATCAGAGGCTCTTAGCTCATAACCTGCAATTGGCAATGTAGTTCTTGCTGATGCACCCCATGATAACTGCAAAGTATTGTTAATGATTGCAGTGGCACTTGATGGTGGCGCATTTGGTATAACTTTTGTTACAGTAACAGATGTTGAAGCAGATTGTTTGTTTTGACTATCCACCACAGTAACAGTGAATGTTCTATTGCCAACCCAATCAACAGGAACAGTAAGCGTTGATGTTCTTGCCGTCACTGTTACATCATCATAACTAATAATGTAATGGCTCAATCCAAACTGAGGAGCAACATCTGTCCAGCTTAATGTTAATGATGTAGTTGTTAATGACGTATCTAAGAAGCTATAAGTTATTGCAGATACGGCAGGTACAGCCGATGCAGTGAATGTCACTAATGTTGAATTGACGCTATATAGGTCAATAACATCAAGAGCCTTCACAAAGTAATCTTCAGCTACGCCCACGGCTCCAGGAACAATTAAACACTCAGAGGATGAACCACGGTATAGATAACCGCTTGTTCCCCAGCCAGAGTTAGTATCACGAACCTCATAACCCCATAAGTCTAATTCAGCGTTATCGTTCCAATCTAATTTAATCCTATCTCCACTGACCGTAGCAGTAAGTCCAGTTACATCAGCAGGAGGATTAGTTTTACCTGAAACCGTATGATTGTCAGCATAAGCCCAAGGGCCAGCTCTACCATCGTCTGTCACATACCTAACTCGAATTCTATATTCTGATCCTTCTTCCACATCTGAAAAGTAGATGCAAGAATCTCTAATATCTGCTGACTTAGATGTTTCCCATATCAATGCTGTATCGCCAGCAAAATCAATTTGACCTTCAATGTACTTAGCAATAGAAGGCAATGTTGCAGGGTTGCTAAAAGACAGTTTAATACGGTAAAGGAATTGATTTGGAGCTGGTCTAAGCATAACAGTTTCATCGCTAATTACCGTAGTAATTACTGGCTCTACTGTTATCTTATCTTTCATTAACAATGGCGGAAGTGTTAATTGGCTATTAAATTCAGGTATTGGCTCTAGGTCGCTATTGTAAATAGCAGGTGCGTAATCAACCAATGTCAAAAGAGCAGACAAGTTATTTGATGGCTCAATACTTTGCACGATCAAATCAACTGAATCGCTACTTAGTTCACCGAACATAAATAGATTGTTTGCAGCGCCCTCAGTCGATGTAATTGAGCTTGTCAATGTGATGGTATCGTAATAGCCATCTGAAGGCTTAGAGGCCACTATACGTGTTATGCTAGAGCCATCTTCTAAGCGAATACGGATGGTATAAGTTACATTCGCATCCATCGGCATTTCTTCATCAAGACGAATGGATGTAGTTGAAATAAACTCTGCAATACGGCCAGTGCCTAATCCCCACATAGGAACGTCATGGCTTACTTTAACCAAGTCACCACGAGTACATATTAGGTTCTCAATGTCAGCGTTAAGCGTATAGGTTTCTGGGCGAAGTTTAATCTGTGCAAAATGAAATCTTGCATGTTTGAAAATGGCATCGCGTGATGTTACGCCAGGGAATTCCATTTGCTCAAACAAGGTGGCATTAGTTTCATTGTAGCCATCGTTGTATACAATGTATTCATCAGGCTGATAACCTTGGTCAGCATTTTTAAATGGAACTCTAAATGCGTGTGGCAACTTAGGTAATGCTTTAGTTGATTCAAAACCCCATGAGTTATGTGGCGTGAAATACTGAGCCGTAACAGTACGTGGCTTATCAGTAACAACTGTCCATTTCCCATCCACCAATGTTGGCGATGAGCGACCTGCTGCACAAATGTCACGCAATACATCCAACAAACTTTGTTGGTCTGTAACTACATAATCAAATATAAATTCATTTGTTTCGCAATACTCATGCCATTCTTCAATAGAAGTTAAGTCCAATTGTGCATCTGTTACGGCTTGTGCATTGGCAGGATGTTGTAATACATACCTAAACAATGAAGCAGGATTGCGTGTAGGCCTTAATACCCATTCAGTATTTGTAGCATCCCAATCCAAACAAATAGATACTACCGTAGCTGAAATACCTTCTAGCGTTTGATTAATTTGGTCAGTTGCTTTAATTTTTAAAGCAGTCATGGCCATAGGCTTAGGCGGATTGACTGGGCGTGAAGCACCGTAGGCTGTAACTGAAGTTAGGATAGAGGTACTCATACGCTGATATTTAATACCACCAGCAACGTATTCTTCAGTAGTAGTAGTATTCCTACGAATACGCACTTCATACTTACCTTCTGGAACTCTGAATGACACATTGTAACTAAACGCATCTTTACGTTTAACAAACTCAGTGCCATTAACGCCAAGGCGAATACTTGTTTCCCTACCTGTTCTGCTTATAGATCCAACACCAATAGTTGCTGTAGTTTGCTTTACCGATGGAGTTGCGTAATAAGCCATGCCAAAATTATTATTCTCTGTTGCTGTTTGAGTCGTTAAATTTAATCCACTATATGTAGCTGACATTAAGCTACGTCTATCTACTGTACTAAATATTTTAGATCCATACATACAGATTTCATATAACAGTATTTCACTAGAAGGAATAGTAGGATATATTTCATATACAGTGTTTAAATTTCTTGTAGTTCTTTTTAATCTATCCAAAAAAGTACCACTAGGATTGGCGTTTGATGTATTGGAATAACTGCCATAACGAACAATTACTTTATTAAATTGGTCAACACTTAAAAATGCCCATCTATAACATGGGTCTGGAGTTGTTTGAAATCCTACAGGTGTGCTACCAAAAAATGCGCCATCAAGAGTAACTGTTGCTTTTTTAAATATATTTTCAAGAACGCCCCAAGGCTCTAATGGAGCTAATGTGTCATTGTCTAATTGACGAATTTGAACATCAGCAGTAAACAATTCTTCTTTAATATTACCTGCTCCATCTCCATCCATTTGTAAGCGTCTTAAGCCTCTTGGGAAATGCAGATTAATACTTACAGAAGTGCATAGCTCGTTGATTACTTTTTCATAGAATGGGGATACTATAGAGAACGCAGTTCCAGCAGATCCTGAAGCGTTTGTAGCAGTCTGAGCATAGGTAAATGTAGTAAGTGTTGGAGTTGATGCAATAGTAAATGTACCATTAAACGCTGTTATCCCTGATATGGTTACAGAGTTGCCAACAATAAATGTATGTTCAGTAGATGTAGTAACTGTTACTACATTTGTAGCTCGCACAATAGATGTGATTGTTTTTGTAGTTTCTGTCGCAGCCATCTCAAAATTGATTGGCAGCTGCTCAACATCATTTGGATAGATTGAATTGAAGTATGAGTAATCTTCATCTAAATCTTGAAAGCCACTAATGGTGGATTGGTCTAATTCCTCAAGCGTATTAATGTCAGTTGAGCCAATACGCATGTCAGATACCTGCAATGGGCCGTAGCCCCACACAAGCAACATTCTTAAGTAAGATGTATCTGTGTTTGATTCAGCGTATATCTGTGCGCCTAGCAGTCCTGTAAAGCGCATTTGACCTAATACTACAGGGATAGCACCGTATTGAGATGCTTGGTTGCTACCGCCTTGCAATAAGTTTTGAGCAACAGCACTACCAGGTGCTTCTTGAGTTGGCATCCTAACTGGGAATATGGCATTTAATAATAAACTACCAACTACTGTAATACCTGCTTGAACGGCAGTAGCAGTAAAGCCAGTTAAGTTTAATGCTGATGGGCCGACAATATAAGCAGCTGCCACCACAATAGCAATGCTGGCTATTATTCTTAATACGTTACCTTCAGCAACAGCCCGATATTGAATAACATCACCTGGCAATGGAACCATATGCCATTCTTCTTGCGGAACTAATTTACCATTAACAAATATAACTGCATTACAGTTGTATTCTTGAGCAACAGGATATTGCGTTTTAACAAACTCGATAATATCTGCAACGGATGAGTTTGCAGGAACTTGACCATCGATGCGCTCAGTCTTTAACGGATGGGGTTTAATGGCAAGCGTTAAATCACCAACATTAACTTTTTCAACGTAACGATAAAAGCCTTCAACGCGATGCTTCCATATTCCAGTGTCAAAACGCTCAATGGTGGTATCTGTATGCTCGCTGACGTGAATAAACTGGTTGGGTGATACTA